GCAGTAAACATAGCAAGAACACATAACATAACAGGAAACTGATTAGGAGATCTTTTACCAACTATCATCACTGTCAGATTCATCATCAGAACTGACATATAACACAATTTCTTGGCTGATCGGAGGAGGCACAAATATGTGAACGGAAATTCCTAATAGACATTCATCAATTGTTAAAGTAGATTTAAGAGCCTTAATTTCACTTATAGTTTTAGGTGGTAAATTGTAATAGACGCTTGGGTTTCCACCAGGTATGATGTGCCTACCAATTTCCTCAATAATCTTGTAGACCTTGTTAGTGTCGATATTAGGGCCAGCTTGTATGCTCCTGTGCTTAAACCATGTCCAAACAGTAGAGACACTATTTAAGAGGAGTATTCTTTCTCCACCATCATCATCAGTATTAATCCAATTTATCCTGCGTATAATCTTCCTAAAATCGGCTTTCCTCACCCTATCATCGGTAGTGAGCCAAGCAGTAAACATAGCAAGAACACGTAAGCCAAGGTCAACAGACCAGGAACCTCTGACCACCTCAGCTATTGCGACTAAGAAATAGTCTGAATCCTCTATTTCACTACTGCTGCCCAGCATCCTCTGGTAAGTCTGCCTTACTAGTAAACTTCCTACATCAGGTACAGCACTTAGAGTCTGAGGCCTAATACTCAATTCTCTGCTGATAGCTTCGATCTTTTCGGCAACTATAGATATACTATAAATGGGAACAGCTCTAGCTTCATCATCAAGGTACTCTGGTGTTGAGAGACAATGAGTGTTTATCGTCCTGGTATCCTTAGGCAGTACACAGAAGAGGAGAGAAAGTAACCCATCATTAGCTAGGATAGCCATACCTCCAGAAATTCTATTTACAAATACATAATTATTAATTGCCGAATCATTATCTGGATAGCTAGTGATACTTAGAGTGTAATCAGCAGTAGTCTTCTCCTCAGTAAATGGACTTTCATTAGTGTCCCTTATAGAAAGTTCACAATCTCCAAAGATGCCGAACTTCTTGAGCTCATAATTGATGTAATGGACAGAGTTATAACCTGGAGCCTTCCATCTAACATAATGGGCATTGATAAGATTAATTATGAGGCGCTTTGAATCTTCGTGTCTAAAATACATATCGAAGTCTTCTTCATAGCCTACAAAAACATCACTCGTAGAGTTGATTGCTAGCATACAGGCTTCTTCAACAGGCGTTATAAGGGTGGCTTTACTAATGGCCTCACTTTCTCTGCGGTGTCTAATGACAATATTGCTAACTGTATTACCGACTATGCTGGTATATGTCTCAAGAATATAATTAATGAAGCTACTCATAAAACGCCTATTATTCATTATTATATGGAAGCTAACTAAATTACTTCTGTAAGTATCTCTCAGCCTTCCTATGATATAATTCATACGAGCAATGCAGCTGGTGAGAATACCTTCATCATTTAAGCACTTCCTCATATCTTCGCCAGTTGTCCTAATAGTTACCCCACGAATAACTGCATTTTGGTCGATAATAGCATTAGAAATGACTTGAGGTACCCTGTAGGAGGCTAGAACATCTGTAGTCACACTAGTTACACCATCAGCAATTAACTCAGCAGCAAACAACTCAAACTTAATCAGCTGGATTGCAAACATGTGCTTATTGAATGGAGTATTACGATGCCCAGAAGGTCTTATCATGTTCTTGAGTATGTAGAGGAAGTTTATATTAGCATCTATTGTATCAATGTCCCTCCAATTGACTGCTCTTGTTGAGTCATCTAGTACCTTGCTGAGAGTTATGTCAACTGCATTCTTGTAGGCATTCTTGACATTCCTGGAAAGTTTAGTATCTGCAAAGCTCTCAGTGTTGATTATCACAGTAGGTATACTAGCACCACCAGTTACACTCTTCCTCTTAAGATACTTTATTAATGCCTTGATAAATATAGGGCTCCTAAGTTCAAAATCTCTAAGAAGTTCTTTAATCCTATTATCATCCTCCACTGCTATCATAGAGCCTCCAACCCTGACTAGGCTTTTTGCAAGTTCATTGAAGGCCCATTCTTTGCTAGCTAAACTAACTTCTAGATCTCTCATTGCAGCAGGGTCTGCCATAAAAGCTCTAATCTCCATATGGAATGACTTAACAATAACTGTAGATAAGCTAGATTGTATTGCTCTCCTAACATTCGGATTAGATAGTTTAAAACTGACACTGACACAAGATTCAGCATAAATATCAATCTTCCAAGGGCTAGGAATGTCAGGAGGTAGCTTGTTCATTGTATATGTACCTGATACACTGCTCTGGAGCCATTTCTCAAAGTTAGTAAGGATGATCGCCTTGACAATCGGTGTATCTTTGATGGTTTCAAGAAGATTATTAGTATTTATACTGCTTTCTAATGCATTAGCCTGAGCATTCTCCTCTATCATTGTATCAGTAAATGTCTTAGTTACATTTCTGTTCATAAGTATGGGTCTTGGGGTAGCTAAGGATTGAAAGACTGGATTACTAGTTACATTAACTATATTTCTGATATCGTAATTATAACTTCTTACTCCAGCTCTAACCTTTCCACTGGTGTTATCATGAGGGCTTGAATTCAAATATGTAGCAATCCTGCTTGCCTCAACCATAGTTGTCCTATCTACTCTATTGAAACCTTCTAGCTTAGCCCACATGTTATTAGACATCCTAGAGCTTATAAGAGCATGATATGGAGCAGGAATAAACACATTAACAGCACTGAAGCCAAAATTCTTAGTAGATCTATGTGCAGAAGTTACGGTAATGCTAGGAGGAACAGGAGATGGAAGGTTGAATGTATTCGCTATAATGTAATACAAAGGGAGTAGGCTCTGGTTAGTAGCAATTAATCTTGCGGCAACTGCTATGAACCTGTCATTCCTTCTCTGCTCAGTACTAGCAGAAAATTCTGCGGTATACTCTGCGGAAAGTTGTGCACCTAAGAATTTAGCAGCAGGTTCTTTGTAACTCTGGTAGAGTAGCCTGTCATCAGTAGTGAACTCTATGCTAGTAATAATATCCCCATGTTTGTCAGTCAGTCTGATAGCAGTCCTTGGACTATCAGCCATATTTGCTATGTCATATTCAGGATAGACTTTCTGAAGGATAAAATTAGCAAGATCTGTAGATGCAAACCTCCTTCCAACTATACTATTGTTAACCAAAGTATCCCTCCAATATTCTATGGAATCTTTAACTATCCTAGTATCACTTGACTGAGCTCTTCTGATTTTCTTACTTTCAACAAATTTCAATGCTGCATCACTTTTCATTATGGCTATGGACTGGTTATATTCAATCACATCAGGTATTGTCTGAATTAGTCTTTTTAGGATTTCAACAGGGATGTTAGCACACTTCTTAAGATCTTCCAAAATACTCTTGACAACAGCAGGTGTGAGAGGATCGGTAGTCATTATACCATCAACTGTGATTCCATCAAGCAGGTTCCTGACTATTCCAGAACCTGAAGTGTCAGTAATTTCAGTCTGTAAGAGTGAACTAGTAATGATAGCCTTTTCAGCATCCTTAGGTGCTCTGAGATTGTCAGTAATCTTTTCAATTATAGCAGTAACATAAGAAGGATAGTCTTCATACATAAGCTCCATATCAGCACAGAACTCCATAAAACCTGAGATACTACTTAGGATAGCAGATTCACTGATGCTAGAGACCCTAAAACCACCACAAGAATAAGGTATAGCAGTTAGGACAGCTAGGACATTCGAAGGAACAACAGTATGGAAATTTCTAAGGGTTCTTATAGAGAGAATAGTTTTAAGAAGGAAAGAGGGATAAGTTGGTCCACCTGCTTTTACAACAGCATTACACTGGCTGTCCCAGAGAGTCATCTTGTCATAAACAGTCTCGAGTCCCTTTCCTTTCTTCCTCTTTCCAATAGACATTGATTCTTTTATCCATGTAGGTATAATAGTTCCCTTTTCACCATAAACTCCGAGGTATTCCATGATTTCATTTGAAGCAACAGTCTTGTCCATATGAAATATCAGTCCATAAGCCTTAAAAACTTTCTGTATTGTATTAACTTTGAGTCCGACTTCTTCAGCAGTACCATCAATATACAATCGTAAGAGTCCATCGTCACTATAAACAGCCAATACCCCAGTAACTCCAGTAGCTTGAGTAGCAATATCCATAACAACCTTCATTGCGAGAGTCCAGAGGAAGTTCAAGAATCCTTCAAAACCACCTGTTACTCCACTCTTTGTGCCCATAAATCCCCTGGTATTGTGATAAACTACAGAAGCTCTAAAGAACAGATCTATTCTAGCCATCCAATCTTCCCCAGATAGTTCAGACAATATTTCACCTATTTTTCGTACTATTTTCTGCGAGAACTTCTTTGAGAATTCACTCATGTCAAAAGAAATATACAACACACTATCAGACTCACCGATAACAATTCCGGTGTAAGAATTGAGCATTTCTTCTAACTCCTTTCTGCGAGATCTGTAATCCTTTACTATAGATATTCCAGATGATTTGCTAATAACCTTCTTGGTAAATCTTTCTGCAACTTGAGTCATTATCTTCAGAGCCTGCTCAGCCATATAAAACATCCTAGTTATTTCCTTATGAACTTCACCTAGTTTAGGTTCGGTATTAACAGTGTAGCTATGGTCAGGATCACTTATGATAAATTCTGAAAGATCATCTGAAGGTATATCATCTATAGTCTTTCCGGCTCTAATATACTTCTCTTCAAACTTCTCATGGGCCTTAATCACCATCCTAAACCTTTTTCTTCCCTCTTTGAAATTCAATTCATCCTTACCTTTAATTCTAGAGACAATGTCATTCACTGAAGTCAGCCTCTCCTTCAATGCTCGATACTTTCCTATCGTAATATTAGCCCCGATAGACTCTATATCTTCCTTACTTAGCCTTGCATTCTGGGCAGATGCTTTGTTAGATACAGGAATATCTTGCCTATCCTCGTCGAATACCCCTCTGATAACTTGGAATTTCACAGCAGCCCATTTCGTGTAACCAGCACTAAGAAGAGAACTAGTTGGGGTAGATGTAGAATTTATAGAATTAACGAAAGACTTAGCTATTTCATTATCAGGATCCTTAGCTTCAGCCCTAATTACCATCTTCTGAGCTGAAAGTGATTCGTATATAGACTTCCTAGCTATCCCTTCAAATCTATCCATCTTATTCATATCAACAGGGTTACATTGCCTGAATCCATCAATTGACTCAAAAGCAGCTTCCATATCTTGATCAGGGTGTGGAACCATTCTAAAGATATTAGCAAGATTGATAGCTGACTTCCTATCATCTGTCATATCAGCTAGATGATCAGCAACCTTCTCACCGTATTTTTCCTTCACACCAGACAAGCCATCAATGTACATATTAACTGGTGCTCTTCCAAGTGATTTGCTAGTGTCCCCTCTAAGAAATAGGATCTGCCTGGCACATTTGAAGACACCACCAACACCATTCGGAGTTCTTAAGCCAATCTTAGTCTGAAGTCTAAATAATTTTAGTAAGGCACTAATATTACTATCAAATCCGTGGATGTCAGGTGCAAAAAGACTCAATATTGCAGCACTTTTGAGGTAGTCAACAACTCTGCTGAAATGGACATTAGTCATAAAATAAGTATCCTTCCCCTCATGAAGCCTGTTTACCTTTACTATAATGACGTTACTAACTTGGTAGACCCTGATGTCTTTATGTATCGAAAAGCAGTCATTGAGAATAAGTGGACCGTAACTACCATCTCTCTTCCAAGCAGCAACCCTTCCAGAGATATGGTTATTGCCAGTGTCCCTAACTCTCTCAATATGCTCTGCAACCCTCAGGAATTTATAGTAGTTAACTAAGGCATCATTGTACTTCTGTCCGAGTGCATACTTATTCCTCTCATCTACCCAGTGCCCAACTCTGCTCATGCTAACCTTCTCTGCAGCAGCTATGTCATTCTGCATAATCTTGTTACCCATGGACTTACTAAGGATAAACCTATCACTCAGCAAATTCTGTATAAGTCTCCAACTTTGAAAGTTAGCGTCAATAAGTTTCTTATCTATATCTCTTGAGAGTTCACCACCTACTAAGAATTTCTTTGACTCCTTAATAACCTTCTTAAAGTCATCCTTCAAGAAGCTCTCAGTCATAGTTATCCTATTTCTCTCTTTGACTTCACCATCTTTTGTAATGAATGAGTTTGGCAGATACTTATTCTCAATGCAGATACTGAGAGACCTGACAAGGATATCCTTTGGAAGTAAGTTCTGAACAGACATGCCAGCGTAAAGTAAAAGCAAGAATTTCAGTAGGCTGTATTTGTTGATCTTATCGTATCCAGTAGTTTTACTGTTTTTC